CGCCTTGTCGGCTTCGGACTGCTGGGCGGTGAGCGCCGCGGACTCGGCGTTGCGCATCTTCGACAACTCGGCCAGCACGGCCATGCGCTCTTTCTCGGCCTGTTTGAGCTTGTCGGTCTCGTCCTTCTGCGCCTTCACCGCGTCTTTGCTCACCTGCTGATCGGCGGCCAGGTTCTTGATCGCGACGGCGTATTGCTCGGTGGTGATGCGGCCGGTTTTCTGCAGCGTTTCGAGTTCTCGGACCTTGGTGCTGTAGTCCTTCGAGATGCCAAGCGCGTCGAAATAGGCGTCGTTCAGCTTCTTGGCCTGGGTCTCGGCTTCTTTTTCCGCCTTGGTGCGCGCCGAAATCGCGTCCTTCACGCCACCCTGCTCGAGGGTCAGTTTCTTCACCTGCGCGACGTACTCGGTCTCGCTGATGATGCCCTTCTCGCGGGCCGCCTGAAGCATGGTCAGGTTGGCCTGGTAGTCCTTGCTCTGACCGGACAGCGATTGACTGAGGGCGGTGTACTTGGCTTTGAGTTCGTCGACGGCCTTGGCTTCGGCCTGCATCGCCTTCAAGCGCGCTTCGTCGCCGACACCAGATTCCATCGCGCCACCGGGCGCGGCCTTCATGGCCTGGAGTTTGGCGAGATCAGCCTTTGCCTGCGCCAGTTCGGACTCGAAGCCTGGGCCGCCAGCGTTCAGTTTTGTGAAGCGATCAACTCTCTCCTGCGCTGTTCCGGCCGCCCCTCGGCTGATCGGCCCGCTGACCGGGTTCGCGACATCGAAGAGGATCTTGTACCAGGGCTGGCCCTTCATGAGCTGGAACTGCTCATTGATGCCGGCAAACCCCTTTGCCATAGCCCCAAGAGCGCCGCCAATTGCTTGGCCAAGGCCCCCCTCGGCAACCGTTTTTACCAAGTCGCCGAACTCGTTTTTCAGCCGATTCATCTCCCGCGCCGCTGTCCCCGCCGCATCCGCTGACGCTTGACCGAGTTCCTTCTCGAGTTGCTTGGCAAATTTCGGCAGGAAATCCTCGGCGATCACCTGCCCGGCCTCGAGCATCTTGCCGAGTTCGGACGTGCTCACGCCCATCGCGCGGGCGGCGATCTGGAAGGCGCCCGGCAGACGCTCGCCAAGCTGGCCGCGCAGTTCCTCAGCCTGGACCGTGCCCTTGCTCATCATCTGCGAGACGGCCAGCAGCGCGCCGTCGGCCTCGGATGACGACAGGCCCAGGGTGGTGGCCGCCTTGCTGACGGCGGTGAAGATGTCGCGGGTGGCCTGGCCTTCCAGCGACGTGCCGCGCGCCGACGCCGAGAGCTTCAGGTACGAGCCCGACACGGACTCAAGGTCGAGGCCGAGCTGGCGTGCGGTGCTGCGCACGAATTCCATCTCGCGGCCAACCGAATCGGCGCCGCTGATGGCGGTGAACGCGGCTTTGAACTTGACGGCCGACGCCTCGGCTTCGATCAGCGCCTTGCCGACTTGCTGGATGGATGCAATCGCCCCGCCGACGCTCAGGCCAACGCCCAGCGCCCCCAGGGCGTCGCGCGCCGTGTTGGCCGCCTTCTGCATGTCGCCGGCGGCGCCCGTAACGACAGAGCGCGCCTGCTGCATGTCGGACTGCAGCCGCGAGATGTTCGCAGCCATGTCGATCAGCAGGGTGCCGACTGTCGTTGCCATTATGTCCCCTTGTTCTGTGCCTGCTGCGCCTTCGCCTGTTTCGCGAATGCAGCCATCGCCACGCCATCAAGGGCGCGGATCGTGTCCAGTTCCCACGGAGTGAGCGTGTTGCCGCTCACCTGCTGCCACGCGGCGATGTCCTGCCAGGTGATCGCGTTCGGTGTGTAGCCGTTCGAGCCCCGCGCGTCGTGCATCGCGCAGAACGCATTCCAGAGCGGCTCAGCCAGCCGCGGCATGGGCTCTGTGCGCAGTTGCTCGATCGCATCGGCGTCGCCCTGCTTTGCGGCTGCCGTCAGGTGTTCGCGCTCTGTGGCACCGTCCGCGCGCCGGTGCGAGAGCCGGAATTGCGACTCCGCAAACTCGATCAGACGAGCGCGGAGTCCTCGATAAAACGGGTCTGCTCAGCGAGCGCCTCCGTCAGTTGCCGCACGACCCAGCCCTCGCGCGGGTCCGAGAACCACTTGCGGGCCTCGGCCGGGCTGTATTCGCGGTCGGCACCAGTCCACCCCAGCACCGACGAGACGGCATCCTCGATGCGCTGCTCTGCCTGCTCTTCGAACGAGGGCAGATCGACGCGCCCGTCGCGCTGGAATACCTTCTGCGCACGCGCCACGCGGGCCGATTGCAGGGACTGACGAACCGCGTGCGACGGGCCGGCCAGGGTGAAAATCACGCCCAGGCCCTCGCCGGTCTTGGGGTGCTTGAGTTCGTAGGTTGCCGATTCGAGCTCGACGATCGATCCGATTTTGTACATGAGGCCTCGCAGGAGATGAGATCCACGGACACCGCCCGGCGCGCCCCTGCGAGGAGGCGACACCGTGCGGGCCGTGGCGGGTGACGGACGGGCCGGGCTTACGCCTGGCTGTCCTGAATGACGAGCGTCGACTGCTCGGAACTCGTGCCAGCGCCGCCGGCCGAGTTGTAGAGAGCGGTGAACGAGAGGGTCTGAGAGAGGTTCTTCTCGCCGTCGTCGATGTCGGCGCTGCCCAGCTTCACGCGGGGCAGGACGAACGACACGAAGTCGGCAGCGGCCGTGCTCGCGGTGGTGAACGCCGCGGCGATCGCGAACTCGGTCTCATCGTCGAAGAGGTCGAAGTACGTAAGATCCTCGAACAGCGCGGTGAGCTGGCCCGTGACGCGCACGCGGCCTTCCGCGATATCCGAGTAGCTGTTCGAGCCGACCACGGGCACGGCCGACATGCCGCCGGCCACGTTGATCGTCAGGCCGGTGATGGTCGCGACCTTCACGCCGTTCAGCGTCACCACGCCGTTGACTGCCGCAACGACGCCGGTGGTGGTGGCCGCCGTCGGGCTGGTGAAGTAGGCCGACGAGCCCGTGGTCACGTCCTTGCCCATCATCCCGAACTCGATGGTCGAGATCCCGGTGGGCGGCAGGCTGATCGCGACGCTGTTGATCTTGCAGCCCGTGAACTGCATGCTCTTCGTGATGTCGCTGTGGTAGTGCTCGATCGTGAACGACGGGTCGGTGTGACCGGTCGTCGGGGTGTAGGCCTTCTTTCCCACCACGGTCAGCGTGCAGGATGCGATCGGACCCTCGGCAGTCATCGCCAGGCCGTTCATCACGTAGACCGTGGCCACCAGAGCAGTCACCGACAGGCAAATCGCGTTTTTGTTCAGATTCGCTGCGTTCACCGAGCCGGCTGTGATCCGCACCACGTCGCCCGCTTTCACGCCATCGGTCAGAAACGATCCCGAGGCGCGCGTGATGGTGTAGTTCGTGCTGCTGGTCGCGATCGTGAGCGACAGGCCGGTCAGGGCCGTCACCGCGGCGAATGCCTTGCGCACCGCAGCCGAGAGGAAGTCTTCCCAGGTGCCGGGCGACAGTTCGCCGCTGATCGAGCCCTCGACGGAGCGCACGCCGTGGCGGAAGTCGGCCACCTGGTAGTGGTCGACGATCTCGTTCGATTCGTAGGTCTGTTTCTTCAGCGAGAGCGTCGAAGTGACGCGCCGCAGACGCTGAGCACCAGAGGCGCCGGCAAGCGTGCCCCAGGTCGATTCAGCCTTGTAGAGCAGTTGCTTTGCTACGCCAGTCGCGAATGCCATTTGCGGCTCCTAGAAATGCGAAAAGCCCGCTCGCGGCGGGCCTTGTTGGGGATCGGGTGTTACTGGGTCTCGATGTAGGTCACGACCACATCCATCGACTGCGAGTACGCCTGCAGTTCTGGATCGAAGTCGTCGGCACCGTCGATGTCGCGGATGATCGAGACGACCTCGACCCCGCCATGCGTTCCGTACTGATAGAGCAGCGCCTCGCGCGCCGCGTCGAGAATCTCGGCGCACGCACCGAACGAATCAGCGAGCGCGGTGATCTGAATCC